TCTCTCCAATCTGGGCAATCAGGTTGGTACTGGATTCAATAACCTCAGTGGTCAGGTCGATACTCGTTTCGGTGAGCTTGGTAACAACATGAATACCGGCTTTGCTACCGTTATGACGGATATGGGTACTGGCTTCACTAACCTTGGTAACACCGTTACGTCAGGTAATGAGGCTCTGATGAATAACCAGAATACCGGCTTTGCTAACGTTAACCAGAATGTAAGCAATGTAGGTACCAATCTGGGTAATCAAATGACTGAGATGAGTACGAACGTACTTGGTGGTCAGGACACGATCCGTAATCTGGTTGAGCAGTACGGTGGTAACCTCGACAACTACTACGCAGCATTGGCCCAAGGTCAGTCTGAAGCAGCAGCTCGTCAAGGTGCCTTGCAGACAGGTCTGGATGCTTTCCGTGGTACCTACGACAAGCAAACTACTCTTGCTAATCAGCAACGTGGTCGTATCCAAGATGCGGTTACTGGCGGTGTATCTCAAATTCAAGAAGACCTCGGTCAGAATTTGTCTGCAACTCAGCAGGGCCTGTCTAACGTTCAGCAACGTGTTGGTGATGTTGGTTCTTCAGTTGAACAGAATGCTGCATCAGCAGAGAAAGACTTTGCTAACGTAGCTAAGATGATCACTGTTGGCTTTGACGATGGTACTCAGCAGTCTGCGTCTCTGCGGAATGAGTTTGTAGATCGTTTGAATACCGTTCGTGGCATTCTCTCTGATCAGAATACAAACATTGATGCCAATATCCGCAGCTCTTACTCTCAGCTCGCTAACTCTTTTGACCAGACAGGTGCTCTTATTCAGAGCAGCGTTGATCAGAGCGGAAACAAGATTAGCCGTGCTATCGATGGTCAGGGCAACCTGTTGTTGGCTACCTTCAACAATACCGGTGCAATGGTTGATCAGAATGCGTTGAACATCAACAACATGATGGCTCAGCTAGATCGCATTGGATATCGTCCGGGTACCAACTCAGGCATGATGGCTATGACTGGCACTCAGCCTGCTGCGGTGTACTCAGGTCTAGCGTCTCCGTACGCACAGACCATGTAAGAAATGAGCAGGGATACTACTACAATGGGAGAGGATCGACTTGGTCGCATTGAGGACAAGTTAGATAAACTTAGTGAAGCGGTAGTATCCCTAGCTCGCATGGAAGAGAGGATGATTACTCTCTTCAAGCGGATGGATAACTACGAAGGACGTCAGACAGACATAGAGGGGCGTGTTGATCGCGTGGAAGACGATCTAACAGCCAGCAAAGCTTCGATGAAGTTTTGGGAAAGGCTGTTTTGGATTGTTGTAACAGCAGCAGTCAGCACAGGATTTTGGTATCTAAAATGACCTCTCAAAATGTTTCTAGTTCAGGCATCAATCTAGTTAAGAAATTCGAGGGCCTTCATAAGGTTCAAGAAGACGGTACGGTATCCGCTTATCGCTGCCCAGCAGGGAAGTGGACTATCGGGTATGGCCACACCAAGGGCGTTAAGTCCGGGGTGAAAGCCACACAAGAAGAGTGTGAAAACTTCCTTAAAGAGGATTTAGAAGAAGCAGGAAACGTAGTACGTCGTTATGTCAAAGTCCCACTGACTCAGACACAATATGACGCACTCGTTTCCTTTATTTTTAACCTCGGTGGGGAGAACTTCCGTAAGTCTACTCTGCTCAAGAAACTGAATGTCGGTAAGTATGAAGAAGTACCGTCAGAGATCTTGAAGTGGAATAAGGCCCGGGTTGATGGGGAGCTCCGTGCTCTCCCCGGCCTCACACGCCGTAGAACGGCCGAGGCTGCTTTATTTTCTATGGACGCTACCCTGTCCTCAGATGGTGGCGATCTAATGCCTCAGAGGCCCGTACAGGAGGCCCTGAAGCCATTATCAAAGTCTAAGACTATGGCAGGTGCTAGCCTAGCCGCATCCGGGACTATCCTGTCAGAAACCGCCTCTAAATTAGAGGGGCTGGTTGGCTACTCAAGTGTAGCAGAGACCTTATTCCTGCTTGTAGCAGTGGCTGGTATTGGCCTTGTGGCCTACTCCCGGTTCAATGACCACAAAGAAGGTGTGCACTAGCACCCAGTATAACGAGATACGACAATGGCAGTAGCTGACCCAACAACTATTGACGGCTTAGTAGGTGATCCTGCGGCTGCATCCGCTGCAACCGGCTGGAGTGGCTTTAGTGGAGATACCTTAAATGGTATTTCTAGCCTACAAGCTGCACAGCTCAGTGGTGCAGGTGACTATGTGGGCGGTACAAATGTAGCCCAGACTTCTGCAAATATCGTTGCAGACCCTACTTCGTACCTCCAGAACAACGGTATGAATCTGTCCGATCAGGTTCAGCTCATTGATGCAAATACCGCTGGTACTAGCATTGATCCAACCATTGCTAGCATGGACGTGGATGCCCTGAATATCAATGCTGCCCAGAGTGGTGTTGCTCAGGCTGCAGGGGCTACTCAGCCAACTTCAGCCCAGACAGGCACTGCAGTATCTACCTACGGTCAGGTAAGTAACGCTGCAAATACAATGAATGCAGCCACCACGGCTACCAATCAGCAGGCGATTATTGATGCCGCTACCGTGGACATGCAGGGCCTTGCTACAGGCACAAATAAAGATGGTTCTACTAACGAAACAGGCAAAGCCCTGAATACTTTTGCCAGTCAGGACATCTCTAACGTAATCGATACCAGCACAGTATCCGGTAAGTTGCTCGCACAGTCTCTTGGAGAGGGCAACTACATTGATGCTAAGGCCACCGTTATGGGGCAGCTTGAGAAGATCTCTGCTGACTTCGTAGACCCGGTCACTGGCCAGACTAAGATTCCTACATGGGCTGCAGGACAGGCCCGTGCTGTATCCCGTATCATTAGCTTCAAGGGCGTAAGTGGTACGGCAGCTATTGCAGCTACTGCACAGGCTATGATGGAGGCTACGCTTCCTATCGCTCAGCAAGAGGCCGAATTCTATCAGTCTATCACGATCAAGAATCTTGATAATAAGCAGCAGAAGATTATCAACACTGCCAACATCTTGTCTAAGATGGAGCAGGTCAATCTAGACAATCGCATGACTGCTGCAGTGAACAACTCTAAGACCTTCATGGCCTATGACTTGGCTAACTTAGAGAATGAGCAACAGGCTAACCTGATCAATACTCAGGCTCGTGTCCAGTCTATCCTAGAAGACGCAAAGCAAGAGAATGTAATGCGTCAGTTCAACTCGTCTGAGCAGAACACGATGGATAAGTTCTACGCGAACCTAGACAACCAAATCTCCATGTTCAATGCAGAGCAGAAGAACGTAATGGAGAAGTTCAATACAGGTGAGCTTAACGACACCTATCAATTCAATGCCACTCTCCAGAACAATCGTGAGCAGTGGTATAAAGAAATGTCATACGACATTGAGCAATTTAATGCCCAGTGGCGTCAGGATGTTACTCTTCAGAATAATGAGAATGCATTCAACGCTGCCGCTACTGACGTCAAGAACGCAGTAGACCTCACTTCAGAACAGCTATCCCAGATGTGGGATCGTGCTGATGCGGCGTTAGACTACGCTTGGAAAGAAGGTGAGAACGCTAAGGATCGTGAGAATAAGATTGCTCTCGCTAAAATTGAGCTTGAGAAAGCCCAGATTGCTGCAAACGCCAATAAGGGTGGTGGTATTTGGGGTGCTGTAGGCCAGATCGGTGGGGCAATGCTGGGTGCATACACCGGCAACCTTACCGGAACAGGCGGCAAGCTTGCTAGCTGGGCTATGGAGTAAGGAAATATCACCATGACATTTGAAGAAGCGATCCGCAAATCAATTGCTAAGTACTTCAAAGGGCACTCCTTTGATGCCCTTCAGGAGGCTACTGGCAAGGAAATGAAATACACCCTTGAGTACTTCGACCAGCTCGAAAAGGACATGCTTGAGGGTACTGACGCTGAGCCAGAGGAAATGGCTGTAGAGGAGGACGATACTGATGTCCCTGCTTGATCCCAATAAACTCAGCGCACCTATTCCGGGTGAGAATATCACCTCAGATACTCGTAATTATCCGTGGCATCGTCCACCCGATATTACGGATCTAGATGAAGCTATTGAGTACGTACTCGACGACCTGACCGACACTAACCTCGGTCTTCGTTCTATGGCGATGCTGAAAACTGATGTCAGTGTGGCTACGGTTACCGACATTATCGTCACTACAGGAATTGGTCGTGGTAAGTGGACTCCAGACTTTGCCATCCTCATGGCAGGGCCTGTGGCTCGTCTTCTCACAATCATGGCTAAACAGTACGGCATCGACTACACGATGGGTCTAGATGCTGGTGAGGGCAGTGAGCAGGCTCTGTTAGCAGAGATCATCAACGCTTCTCCACAAAAGATGCAAGAAGTAACAGCGGCCGTAGAGGCTGAGGCTGCTCAGATGCAGGCAGAAGAAGGTACTGGGGAAGAGGGTGGCCTTATGGCTCCGGCCCCCACAGATGAACAGGCAATGATGCTTGGCTATGGCGCTGAAGAAGCAGCCCCTGAAGATATGCCAGAGGAAGAGATCTAATGAGTGGCTTTGAAGATTTTGCTACTGGCTTCGCTAGTGGTTTTGCTCCGTCGTTCTCAAAGTCTTTTGA